CTTCTTGCCAAGACTTCTTGTGTATTTAGCCAAAGTGCGTCAATATTATCTTTAGGTTGCTCTGCTTCTTCTTCTCCTAGTCCAAGTATGTTGTCTAAATCGTTATAGACTTCTTGGATTCGGTCTTGAATCTGCATAAGAGATTCTTGAGCAGACTTTGACAATGTTTTGCCTTTTTCTAAGCGTAAAGAAGTAAGTTCTTTTGCTCTGTCAATGAAGTTGTTAATTGTGATAAGCACATTATCAGCTTCATCTGTGAATCTAAGACCTGATTGCACATCTTTTAATTCTTCATCTTTTTTTTCTTTTACTGCAACTGTGTAAGTTGATTGGTTTGCACCAACAAGAACAGGCGAGACTTCAAACACAGTAGCAGATTTAATGTACCTTACTTCCTGTGATTGTCCGTCTTTTTGAAAAGTTCCTTGTTCTGCGTCATCAACTTGAAATCCAAATGACCATTGTTGCAAGTCTCCCATAGCTTTGACAATTTCATAGGCTTCTTTGCCACTCTCAGACGACATAATAAACTCGCCTTTGAATGTTGCCTTGTCATCATCTTGAACTATGCGTCCTTTACCAATAGGATTCTCCCATTTGTGAGACCATACCATTGGTACTTCGCCTTCTAAACCTTTAAATGATTTTAGTGAGTTTGGTAAAACTACATCTCCGTCAGAATCTACATTATTAAATACAGAGAAAACTGCTTCGACCTTGCCTTCTTTGTCGGTGTCTAATGCAAAGTCTATTGATTTAAACTCTTTGTCCATTATTCTTCTTCCTTTTCTACCCACGCTTCGTTTTCTTCTGTGTTAGGGTCGTCTGCAATAAAATGTCCTTTGTCATTCCTTGCCCTTACTTTACTAGCTTCTTGTAATTTTTTTTCTTTTTCGGCTTTAGTAATTTTAACAAGCGTACCTTGTTCAATTAACCATTTAATACTTTTCTGTGGAATACCTTTGCCGTCAATAAACTCGCCTTCAGCAAAGTATTTATCTTTGACAGTTATTCCGTTCATCACTTCATACATTATGTAATTATCTCCACGCTAAATTCTACGCCTAAGTAATCAATACTATTCACAGTATAAACACCATAATTAGACGCTTCAACAACTCTAGCAGAACTTACCACTCCACCTAAAGTTGTATCTCCTTCAATAGCTGATTTTACACTTGTACTTCCACTTCCGTCTAAATAAGAATCTAAAGAATCCTGCGAGAGTTCTGCGTCCACTCTTGAAACATACATATAGATTGGAATGTTGTAAGTATCTGAGCCACGAGCCATTGTAGAATCATATTCAAGTGAACTCATTACACCAACAACTGCCGTAGGTGGCTCAATAGAATCAGGTACAAAAGAATATATACTTAATCCTGAGATTGTTGCTAATCGTGTTTTTAATCCTTCTCTTATGCTAGATAAACTTGCCATAGGTATTACTATAACAAAAAAGCCACCTATGTAGGTGGCTTAATTGCTTTTGTTAATTTTTTATAGTTCGATACAAGGACTCTCGATTACTCCGTACCAACCTCTATGAATAAAACAGAATTTACATTCTTCTACATATTCTTCGTGCTTTGGAACTTCAAGCAATTCAACTTTTATATCTTTGTAAAAATAGTTACCCATTTCATTATCAAAGTGGTGTGCGTCTCCCCAACGGTCAATCAACTCTAGGTTTTGTGTCCAACCTAAACCGTTTCTTCTTAAATCATAATTTACTGTAAAATTATAATCATAAGCAAAACAATCGTACCAAGTATCTTCTTCTTCATTTTTTACTTCTTTCCAAGTAACTTTAAGAATTTGATTCTCAGTTTTTTGTTCTTCTAATTTTTTAATGTCATTTACTAACTTTGTAATTCTTCTGTCTTTTCCTGAAGAATAGTCATAGTATTCTTTGACATATTGTTTTTTTGTTTCATTCATTTTTTTCTCCTATATCTTTTCTAAACAATCTGTGCAAACTTGGTCTATAACTCTTACTTCTTCTCCACCAATAACACCCCAACTGTATGTTGAGTTATTTATTATCATATCGTAGTAGTCTAATGAGTTTTCTAAACCAATTCTTTCGCCACAGTTCATTGAGCCAATCCAAGTGCTTTGATTCATAGTTTTTTGAATATGAAATTCAGTAACACCATTAACAGTATTGTTATTTCCCAACATAAATGGCAATAGTCTGAGACCTAGTTCTCTTGCTTCTTTTATTTTGTTTAGTTTGTTTGTTTCATTCATACTTAAATAATACCAAATCTTAGATTATATGCAAGTATTAATAGTGAAAATCACTATAAATCAGTTCTGTAAAAGCCTATAATCATTGATTATTTTAGGTGTGTAAAAATTATTTTATTTTTTTTCTTTTTTTTTGGTATTTTTCACTATAAAAAGCAGATAGCTGACCCTTCGGAGTTGATTGCTGAATGAATGAAACAAAGGGTCAGCTTCTTATCTGCGTGTTCAATGATACAGGGAATTGAATTATCGAACTATCTAATCTTAATACAATAAATTAAGTGTGCAATATATACAACTCTTTACATATTGCAATTCGTGTTTTTCACAAATCATTCTTCTCCAAACAAATCGTCAAAGCATTTAGGGTGTGAGCCTGAGATAATTTGTTCCCAACCTGTTTTATCTAAGTAAGGGAAGTAATCTTTGACATCTTTTCTTGGCATATCCCATTGGTACTCGTGCCAATCTTTTCTAATAACTTCGATAGTACCAACTTGGCTACAGATGATACACTTGTCTGTTGGTACAGTAACAATGTCATCATCAAGATTCCTATTCATATATTGTTCTGAAGTGTATAAGAGTTTCTGTTCTTGCAAGGTTAAATGACCTGCACAGTTTTTTTCTTTAGGGCAGTTGCATTTAGTTATCATCATCTCTTACTCCACTAATGTCTAAATTAAAACTTGGGTGTAAGTTTTTAATATCTCGCTCTGCTAACTTAATAGCTTCTTCTTCAGTTTCAGTTGTGTAGTTTTTACTTCCAATAAAAAATACTTTGTGCTTTTTCATTTTTCCCTCTCAATCAATCCAATTTCTAATTTTCTTTTTAGTAACAATCTCTCAGCAATCTCAATTTGTTCTTTAGTTTCTAAATGATTGTAAATCTGTTCTAGGTTTTCAAAGATTGTCATTTTTTCAAAACCATATCTTCTTTGTCTATTTCTTTATCACAATGAATACAGACAAGTGCAGACCAATACAAATGTGTTACTTCTAATTCCAAAGTACATTCAGGACAATCAAATCTAAATGTTGTTCTCTTTTGGTATATCATTATGAAGCCTTCCATTTAGTTTGCATTCTCTCGCCTATTTTTCCATAAACAAACTTGCCACCTTTTTTGCTTTGAGCTTTTCTTCTTTGGTGTCTGTTCATATCAACTTCCTAACTTGTAATCTTTTGGCAAATTAAATTCTTCTATGATTCTCTGCCTAATAGATTCTTTGTTAGCTACCCACCACTTGTGGCTTTTCATTTGTTCTTCATATAGTTTCATAATCAACTCCTTTTTTCATAATTAATCAACTTAGGTGGATTGTAATTTACGATTTTATGATTGTCAATCTTCTATTATAAAAATCTTTGATTTGACAAATAAAACATCTTCGATTATAATTCAGAATGAATGAAAAATATAGAAGGAGTGAAATTGCAAAAATTTACTTATCAAGTCTTAAAATCTTTTAAACAAGATTACACAGACTTACAAAACTTCCAAGACGCTGAGCTAGTTTTGGAAGATACTATAACTCTCGATTGCTCAGGCTATCACAATCCACTAGAAGTGTTTTGGGCTTGGAGAATTAGAGAAGCTCGTATCTATAACAAAAAATTGTCAGACCAAGAGAAAAAAGTTTTCTCTTATATTGTCAGGCAAAAAGATTCTTTGAAGGGAGAAGAAGAATAATGGAAAAAATAATATGGAGAAATTACAAGGAAGATTCATACAGTAATCCTGAATGGGCTTATGACGGCATAGCTCGTCCTGTCTCTTGGAGTCTGTATGGTGGTAGAGATGAAGTTGAAACAAAAACAACTCATCATAAAACTGCTACTTTAGGTCAGATTAAAAAGAAGTATGACTTAAAATCTTTTGGATTGTGGAGTAAAGATATTCCTGATATTAATAAATTACAAGTTGGAGATATTATACAGTTACCACATTATGTTGGTAGAAATTATTACGCAACAGGTCGTAATGTATCAGGGGCAGTTGAGCTTAAAGTCAATGAGCTTAGAACTATTACCGAAACAAAAGTAGTAGAGAGTTCTAACGGCTCAAAGCGTACTCATAAATCAACAACAAAAGTAGTGGGAGTTGAATATCATAGTGGTACTAAGTTCTATGATTTATTCCGTTCTTCTAAAAGAAGGGAAAATGGTAGCCACTATCGAACAAAACAAAAAGTTACAGTATGGCTTACTCAACAAAAACTATTCAACTTGTTTTTAATGGACGGTGGATTATGTCCTTTGAAAAGAGAACAAAAAGATTGTATGGTTTGCGACTACTAGCTCACACTTAATCGGAACTCGGAAGCCCACCGTTCATTCGGTGGGTTTTCGTTTGTCGTTTAAAAAATTTTTTTGCTTACCGTCAAATCGAAGGAGTAATAACTTCGTCAGGTCTTGGCTCACGATAGATTACATTACATCTACAGTTCACAGTTTCTTTGGCAGATAGATTTGGTGCTTTAGGATATTGGGCAAACTCGCCACCAACTCTAAAGTTATCGTTCTGCCCTACAACTTGTCCGTCAGCAGTAATGTGGGTATCTCTTGAATTGTTAAATTGTGTCTGCCATTCCTTGACAGTAATGAGACCTGAACTCTCAACTGCGTCATACTGACCGAACTGAGCCAAAGCCCCACCTTCAGTTCTAGCAATAGTAGAAGCTCTACTTAGTAACTTCTTCGGTAAGACATTCTCTACTTGTCCTGTAATGTAGTCATACATTAAATCTCCACTAAGTCCAAGCTCAACTGCTTCGTCAATACTTCTACGGATTGTTCTGTTCAAGTTAGCTTTAGTAGTTTTAGCTAAGTCAGGCATAACAGAATCCAACCTGTCATTCACAAAGGCAACGGCTTTACGATTGTATCTAGTTCTAGGAACAGGAGAAGTAGCACTCGGTATCACATCTCCACCACGCAACCGTATCGGATAGAATCCTTCATTGATTACTTGATTACGAGTCTTGCGTCTGTTCTTGTAAGTATATAAATCCGTATCTTCCAACTCAGAATATCCTTTAAGAGATTCAGGTAAGAGAATACCAAATTGAAATAAGTTAAAGTCATAGACCTGAGACAAGTAAATATCATACAAGTTAAGTTTCCATTCAAGCGTAGTCTCATCTATGATGTTATCTAAAATCGGAGATTGTCCATTCAAAACAAAATTTTTGTATGCAGGGTTGTCTTTTCCACGCACCATACTTCTCGTGATTTTTTTTAATTGACTACGCAACAGACCGACATAGTAATCTGTGTACCACAGTTCCCAATTCCTAAGCATTGCGTCATAGTTCCGATAGATACCTTGCTTTACTTCCGTAGATGTGAGACGACTTGTTCTGTACTCTATGTCTGCTTGTTCTCTTAGCTTATGCCTACGCACTAGTTCTGAAGCTGACTTCTCTACTTCGTCTCTCTTGTTCATAGCTCGTACTAACTTACTACTCCACCTTTGTCCTGCTGACCCACCCCAAAGTTTCCAAGCGATGATACCGTTTGTTGCTCGGCTAGTTCTTCCTGCAAGATAGTCTCGTGAGTCTTGTGTTTGTAAATCTACTTCGTGTCTAGGGAAGTACTTAGCTATGTGTCGTACCTTCTCAGGACTAGCCTTTGTATTGGAGACGAGATACCTAGCAGTACCGATACCAACCGATGTACCACCTCTTCCAAACTCAGCACGGAGTCGTAGTCCTTGTTCGGCTTGTGCCTTTACGCCTTTAGGTATCGAGAAATCCAAGTCATCGTACTTTCCTTTTTTATTACTTCCACTTACGCCTGTGTCCACATTTCGACCAACACCAAGAGTATCTAAATCTATCTCCGTATTAAAGACAAACTGTCTTATATCCGAAACACTATCTTCAAAGATATAACTATCTATCTGTTCTTCTGTATGTTCTATACCGTCTATATCAGTAAGTGAATCATTTGTATTTGTTGCGAGGTTTTTTTTAGAACTTAAAGGGTGGTTACTTGGCAACAGGTCTGTATCGTAAGGCTTACGCTTAAACCTACCGTTCCTTAAAGCGTATAAGAGTCCATTGACTCTTGCTAAAGCCCATTGGTCTGAAGATGTAACAGAAGGTCTAACTGAACTAGGATTAGTATTATATGCACCCACTCCCCTATTAAAACTAGCTATTAACATTCTTAGCGTTGCCCTGTATCTAGGGTCTGTATCGTTATGGTCTTTGACCTTCTTTTCTAGTATCTTGCGTATTCGAGCAGAGACTTTTACTTCAATCTGCGTCATAATCTTCTAAGCGTTGTTCATACTCTTGGTGGGTAGAACACGGCATATAGATTAAATTACCGTCCTTATCGTGTGTATGAGTACCACTACAACCTAATTCTTCAGCTCGTTCTTCAGCTTCTTCCATTGTTGTAAATTCGTCCTTACCTACCATAGCTTTAGGATTATCACTAAATCTCTCTATCTGTCTAAGTCTTATCTCTGCGAGTTCTTTACTTGGATAGCAACCCATATTCCTACCTGTCTCTGTTATTACGCAGTATTCTCCGTCTATCTCTTGCACAACTTTAAACTCAGCACCTTCAAACCCTGCTTCTGAGATAGCTTCAGGTACTTCATCTGTTTGTTCTTCTTGTTGTATTGACGCAGGTTGATAGTCTCTAAGCATATTGGCAGGTACAGATACCTTCTCAGCAGGAAGTAAATACACATCTTGTTCTGTTGTAGTAGGTAATCCAACGCTTTGTCTTGCTTCTGCCACTGTTACCCAACCACCTTGTACTGCTAAATTCATTCTCTCATAAATCTCATTTGTATCTGTTTGCAAAGCTCTTACATCTGTATAGTCATATCTAGCTTCTAAGTTAGATGAGTTAGGGTAATCTACTTTAAGTATCTGATGTGTTATTTCTTGTGCGACCATATCCCATAAAGGAATTAACTTCTGTTCTGTAAAGAACTCTCGCAGGGTTTTAGCATTGGAGTAAGTAGCATACTTAAGTCCAACTTCCATACCTGCAAGGATAGAAGGAACACCAATAACGGCAGATACTCTAGCTTCAAAGGATTCTCTTAAGTCTCCTATCTCTAAGTCTTTAGGACTAAAAGCTAGTCTCTCTACATTAACGCCACCTGATAGAACTAAAGGCTTACCACGATTCTGCCCACCTGTTCTTCTTTGGAATGCTTTAGAGATTGATTCTCCTTCTTCTTCTGTTAAACCATATTCATCTTTAGGTGTAATCATAAAGCTAGGCACACCCATATTTGCTAAGATTGATGTAGCCATTTGTCCTGCACTCTCATCTCCATAAATCTCTCTAAGTAATGTTTTTACAGGCGAGAAACCTTTTCTATGGTTTTCAGGGTCAAGTCCAAGCCTAAAGTGAGCAACCATATCTCTATCTAAGTTAATCTTTTGATTCTTAACTTGATATTCATAGTATTCAATTAAAGTCTCATCACTACCTTTTGGTACTACATTCTCAGGCATTAAAGGGTATAAAGCAACTAATTGTCCTGCTTCATTCTTTTGTTTTAGTAAATAAGCGTCTCCTGAGATGTGCATTGATTGTACTAAATAGTTTTGTACAACATCTCCTGACATATAAGGATTAGGTCTTTTAAATAGCATTGAGAGTTGATGATTAGGTACAACATCATATTCTCCTACTTCATTTAATTGATAAACTTTTAATTCTGCTTCTGCAAAAGATGTTCCTAAAACCTGTAAGCAAGATACAACTGCTGAGTTTGACGCACCATTACCTAAACCTTGTACATTAAATTGACCTGCTGATGATTGATAACCTTGTATAAAATTACTATTGCTTGGGTCAATACCTTGTCTAAAAAAGTTAAAACCTGTACTTCTTTTTTGTTCTGAGTTTCCAAAGACAACTTCTCTGAAACTTCTTCTCTCTGCCATTATTCTCCTTGTAGAGCTTTGTGAAGTAATGGACGCAACCCTTATCGGCACTACTCCACTCTGCTCTAATCTTACATTATATTAGAAAACTTTTATACTTTTACGCACTTTTGATTCTATCACGCTATAGGCAAGGCTATCAACAATATCATCGTGTTCTGCTTCAGGGAATCTTAACAGTTCTGTTTGTACATCTCCAAACCAAGCAGAGTTCTTTGGGAAGAATATATCTCCTGCTTCCATTCTTGCAATAAGTGGATAAGCTCTTGATACTTTATCTCTATCTGCTTTTAATGATTTAACTATTAGTCCTTCTCTCTTAGCCATTTGAATAAACGCCAACTGATAACCTGCTCTCTCAATTCCGACATACGCAAGGTCAAACTGTTCCACTTTTCTTCGTAGTAATGGCAATAAATCAGGTGCTTCCAATCTTCTTCTGTCAATGTCCAATACGAGAATCTTGCCTTCAGGTGTGATAGCAACTGATGTGATGACCGTGAAGTCAGCACTCTCTCTAGTTGATGTTGCCAAGTCAACAGTTGCGTATCTACGGCAATCTTCCAATTTACACTCTTTGTCTTTATATTTATAATAAACTTCCAAATATTCATCTTTTGTCTCCTTATCGATTGTTATTCGTTCTTCTATGGAGTAATGCTCAAACCAATCTGCTTTAAACAAGCCACCTGTGGCTTCTATAAATTGAGCTTCGTATTCTTGTGCAAACAAAAAACTTCCTATTTCTTGCTTTGCTGATTCTAATTCTGTAGGGTCAATGATTGGATTTGTGTGTGTTGGGTAAGTAAATCTGACCCAATCTTCTAATAAGTTAGCTTCTGAGTAGAGCTTTTCAAAAAAATTATATCCTTTAGGTGTGCTGATAAATAATGCACTACCTTTTTTCTCTGTTAATGCAGGTCTAATAACTTCTGCCCAAGTCTGTGGCTTCATAAAGGCACACTCGTCTAATACAACAAAGTCAAGTCCTGCACCCCTTAACTTCATTGGGTCATCTGCTGACCTTACTTGAACTGAGCCACCTGTAGTTGTAATAATAGTTCTCTCAGCTTCTTTTACTTTTACTCCATATTCAATGCCAATGCTTCTTAAATCTGCCCACGCTTCATTCGTCATAGAGTAAGAAGGTGCAATCCACCAAGCTCTTTTGCCTTCCCAAGCGTATTTAAGGCAAAGCCAAACACCTAGTTTGGTCTTACCCCAACGCCTTCCTGCACTAAGAACTGTAAATCTTTTCATATTATTTACTACTTCCATTTGTGCAGAATGTAATGGTGGAAGCTCAATGTCTAAGCCTGAGCTGACATTTGCGTCCAATGATGATTGCATATTTACTCCTGAGAATTAAGCCAAGCTAAAAAACTCTCAATGTGTTTTGTTGGCATATTAAAAGAATTATATACAAGTCCAAAGTCTGTAAGTATTGGCATAAAGACAATGGCAGGGAGTTCATTGATGTCGATAACTATTTCATCTAATATTTCTTCTTCAATCTCTCTCATATCAAGAGATTCTATGATGTCAGCAAACTTATTATTTATTTCTTCTTCATTCATTGTTATCTTCCAATCTTTTTGGCTCTATGACTTCGCCTTCGATATATTCATCTTGTCCTTCTAACAAGTTGCCGTCTGCCCAACGCAATCTAACTTTTGGATTGTCTTGGTTTTCAATGGCAACTGTATCTCTCTTACCAAACAGATGTGGGTATCTTCTCTCTAAGTACCAAGCGTCTGCCTGCCAAGAGCCACTCTCTCCTGCTTCTTCTATTCTTTTAATTCTTCGTTCAATAGCTTTTGCTTCTGCTATCTGTATTCTTTGCCAAACTTTATCGTAAGGGTGTATGCCCTTCTTACCTTTTATCTTCCATTCAGATAAAGCTGATGTGCTTATTCCTACAGATTGACACGCAAGATTAACATACATTCCTGACGCAATAGAATCACATAGTGCTTCTACTAATTGTTCATTATGAGCTAAAGTTTGCTTTGGCATTATCCACCCATAATAGCAAAGTCGGTCTCAAAAGAAACCGACCTATAAGATTGTTTTTCTTTTAGAACTTCTCCAAACAATCTTGGCAAACAACATAATTAATGTCTAATGCTTTGAAATTTGTTTTTAAAAGGCTATCAGGGTGTTTTGCGTTTTGACCTGTGTGATTACCACATTCTGATTCTTCCCTAGTAGTAAATGTTCCACAAGGCATAACATAATCTGAATATTCTACTTGAATACAAACTATTACTTCTTCGTAGCCGTCTTCCCAAATAACATTACGACCTTGTGCTTTTGCTTTTTCTAAAGTATTTATTAATTCATTCATACTTATATTTAACTATAATCTTTGATTATATGCAAATTTAGTTAGTATTTCTGCACATAAAAACCCCAATGTTTATAGGCTATTAGAAACTATTTTTATTTTTTTTAAAAAATCTACTTTTTTTGCTCTAATTTGCACACAATACAATACAAAAAGAAGTCGTGGTCTATAAAGTTGTGTCCTTGTTCAACGCAGATTAGTTCAGGATTCTCTGCCATTCTTTTCTTGCGTATCTCGTCTTGACCTAGAGCTTCAAACTTACCAAACCACTTGTTAATTGCGTAAGGTGTTACATCAACATTATTCCAATGCTTCTTATAGGCAGTTATAGAGCCTTTAAGCATATCAGTTGTAACTCCTGCTTCTACTAACTCCTTGCAGACCTTAAACCAACCTGACTTCTCGCCTTGAGTTCTTGGTGTATAGCCAAGCTCATCACAGAACACTTGGTAAAGAGCTTTTCTATTTCTTAGTACTTCTTCATCAATCTTCTTTGGTTGTGGCTTGTCCACATCTATTGGTTTTAGTTCATTGGTTATAGTTCTATGTACTGTCTCCGATACTACCCTTGTA